ACACTAGGTACGGCCGACGTAAGTAATGCCGCTAAAGTGGCTGATGCAGGCCCCCACGTACGTACCACCCACCGTTGGGCCACAATAAAGGCCCTGCAGGCATTGGGCAACGGTGCCACGGTGCAGGAGGTAATTAACCATATACAAACCAAAATAAATAGCAAAGGCTTGGTTGCATATGTGGGCCAAGGCGAGGTGCGGTGCTGCTTGCAACAAGGTTATATAAACATGTTGCCGCCAGCATAAACCTAACGGTGTATAACCAACCGGTTATACACCGCGCCCCTGGCAGCGTATAACCAGCCGGTTATACGCTGCCATTTTACACAGCCAGCCCCCCAAGTTCCGAGTTACTGATGACCTATACCTCCGCTAGCGGCAAGCTACGCGCCATAAGCCAAGAATCCAAGAATCAGAGAGCGTAGCTCGGGGAAATGAGCCGGGGAAATGAGCGGGGCGAAAATAATTACTTGCGTGACGATATCTTCCGCCGCATACTGGTTGCCGGAGGAACAGAACACATGGCTGTTAAAGACATTGGCGCGCAGAAAGCTGAAGCCAACAGGCTTCATGAGCAGTATCGCGCGCTTGAGATGCGAATCGAAGGGCGATCGTTCAAAGAGATTTCTGACGAACTTGGGCTTGCCTACGGAAAAGTCTACAACCTCGTTTCCGCTGGCATCGCGCACCTTCAGGAATCCTGCTTTGAGAAGGTGGACGAAATCAGGCAGTTGGAGCTCATGCGTCTTGACGACATGATGCTGTCCCACTGGCCCAACCGTTCCCTCCCACGACACGCCGACGTCATCCTTAAGATCCAGGAGCGACGCGCCAAGCTCGTTGGCTTGGACGTTCCCCAGACGGACATCAGCGACGCCGCCACGGCACTCAGAGAGTTCGTGACGTCGGCGCGCGAGAACGTCGGGTTCGCGGCCGACGACACAGACTAATGCTCACCAGTAGATGGTCCGAACTGAGGCGCGTTGCGCCTCAGCTTGCGTATGTGAACTCACCGCACCGTTTTAATGTGGTCCCTGCGGGGCGACGAAGCGGGAAGACTGAGTTGGCGAAGCGGAAGTTGGTCATGTGCGCGCTGATGCCCATGGGCGAGCGCGGCGGGTCAAAGTTCGACGATCCGCACTACTTCTGTGCCGCCCCCACACGCGACCAAGCCAAGCGCATCTACTGGAACGATATCAAGCGGCTGATCCCCCGCCCACTCATCCGTAGGGGAGGAATCAGCGAAACGGAACTGACGATTACCACGGTCATGAACAGCACCATCAGCGTCATTGGCATGGACAAGCCGGAGCGCATTGAGGGTAGCCCGTGGGACGGTGGGATCTTAGACGAGTATGGGAACATGAAGGCCCATGCGTGGGGAGCGAATGTTCGCCCCGCCCTTGCTGATCGAGCGGGGTGGTGCGATCTGATCGGAGTGCCTGAGGGACGCAATCACTATTACGATCTCGCCGAGAAGGCGAAGGCACTGATGATCGAGCAGGGTGAAGAGAGCGAGTGGGGCTACTTCCACTGGAAGAGCTCTTTGATCCTTAGCGAGCAGGAGATCAGAGCGGCCAAGGAGAACTTGGACCAGCTCACCTTTGAGCAGGAGTATGAGGGCAGCTTTGTGAATTTTCACGGGCGGGCCTACTATACCTTCACCGACGCGAACAAGGCGCGGCTGGAGTATGACCCCACGGCGGACCTTGTGTTCTGCTTTGACTTTAACGTCGAGCCGGGGGTCGCCGCCGTGTGCCAGGAGGGGCTCTTGCCCAACGGGCTGGTCGGCACGAAGGTCATTGGCGAGGTTTACATTCCGCAGAACTCTAACACGGTGGCGGTGTGCAAGAAACTCGTGGCTGACTGGGAGCACCATCAGCAGAATGTCTACATCTACGGTGACGCTACGGGCGGGAACCGAGGAACGGCGAAGCTAGGTGGCAGCGACTGGGACTTGGTGCGCGAGGTTCTGCAGCCTGTGTTTGGTGAGAGGCTGAAGCGCCGAGTGCCGCGTGCCAACGGCCCCGAGCGCGCTAGGATCAACTGCGTGAACACCCGGTGCGAGACATCCACGGGTGACCGACGGATGTTCGTGGACATTAAGAAAGCGCCGAATGTTGGGCGCGACTTGGATGGTGTGCGATTGCTTGAGGGCGGAAGCGGTGAGATTGACAAAGAGTCCGACCGCAGGCTGTCCCACATCAGCGATGCGCTGGGGTATTACATTGTCTGTGCGTTCTCTGGTAGCCAGGGCATGACCATCTCGCAACTTTATCACGGCTAGGAGCAGTATGCCCGTCAACTCAACGCACCCCACCTACAAGAAGTTCATCGAGTCGTGGACGAAGTGCCGAGATGCGGTGGAGGGACAGTCTGCGATCAAGGCTGCGCGGACCACCTACCTCCCCAAGCTGAGTGGGCACTACGAGCTTACCAAAGGGGAGCAGGCATATCAGTCATATCTGGGGCGGGCGCTGTGGTTTGGCGCGACGGACCGGACATTGCGCGGGTATGTCGGCGCTATCATGAGGAACGACCCCGCGTTTGACGTTCCGGACGTGATCAAGGAGCGGCTGCAGGACATCACGGACGCTAAACAGACGGCGGTGCAGTTTACGAACACCGTGACGAAGGAACTTCTGACCACGGGGCGCGTGGGGATGCTGGTCGACAAGGCTGACGGCGACGATTTGCCGTTTGTCAAGCTATACTACCCTGAGAATATCCTGAATTGGATCGTTGAGGATGACGATTTGGTGGCGGTGACGCTTGAGGAGCGCGTTTACGCTGCGAAAGAAGGAGACCCCTACGATCTTGAGGAGGTTGTGCAGATCCGGGAGCTCACACTTGTGAACGATGTCTACACTGTGACGCTGTATCGCCGCGCCAGTGCTGAGATTGGGGCCGATTGGCTTGCAGTTGAGCAGGTGCAGCCCACGAACCGGGCGCAGGCCATTGATAAAATCCCATTTATCTTTGTTTCTGCTGACGATGACGCCATGAGCTGCTCGAAGCCGCCCCTGCTTGACCTTGTGGATGCGAATATCAACCACTACCAGCTTGATGCGGATTACCGCCACGGATTACACTTCACTGCCCTGCCGACCGCCGTGTTTACGGGCGTGGATGAGGACAAGACCTACTACCTTGGGAGCGAAGGGGCAATCAACCTTCGCAATGAGCAGTCCAAGGCGTTCTTCCTTGAGTTCCAAGGGTTGGGGCTGTCCGCTATCAAGGACGCAATGGAAGAACGCAAGGCGCAGATGGCTTCGCTGGGGGCACAGTTGCTCCAGCGGGGCCAGCGTGGGCGCGGAGTAGAGACGGCAGAGGCTGCCCGCATCCAGAATAGCGGTGAGACGTCACTACTGGCTGCGATCGTGGGGCGCACTGAGGAAGCCTTGGAGCAGGCGTTTGCGATCATGGCAACTTGGGCGGGGGTTGAGACCGAACCGGAGGATGTTGAGGTCGCGATCAACCGAGACTTCATTGACGCCGCACTGAACGCTGAAGAAATTAATTCGCTCGTGGGCGCGTGGCAGACTGGGGCGATGCCCACGAATATTCTGTTCTGGAACCTTCAGCGGGGCGGGGTAATTGACCCCACCGTCACTCTGGATGAGTATCAGGCCGAAATGAAGAAGGAACAGGACGAAAAGGACGCTAAGGACGCGTCAAAGGCGCAACAGGCGTTCGAAATGGCGCAAAAGACGGCCATCGCCAAGGGTCCGGAGGAACTAGGAGCGCCGGGTGTAGACAAGCCGCCCCAACCACCGCCCACAAAGGCTGGAGCACCTCCTAAGCCCGAAGATAAGGAAAAGAAGTAGTCTATGGACGCAAATCGGGTAGAAACCGAAACATTTTTGCTCACCCTGCTGAGCAGACTTGAAGCTATCCGAGGCGTGGTTGTGCTCACAGTGGAGCCTGATGGAAGGTATGTCAACCATGTCGCGAATTTTACGGAGGAACCGTGGGCGACTATGGTTGGGAACCTTGAGCTTATTCAACACGATATTATGTCTAATCGGTTGGAGTGGGCACAGACGACACACGATGGTTCTGAAATTGAAACAGAAGACTCCTAGACGCAAGGTTGCGCGAAGGAGAAGGCCCGACTGATGCTCAGGGGAGCGCGGCGGTAAATCACGCGGCGGTGCCGCAAAGGAGCTGGAATGTTGAAACCCGTTATTAACTCTCTGGAAGAAGTTCCTGAGGCTTTCCGAACAGAGTATATCAAGCAGGCGGACGGGCGCTACCTGCTGGATACGAATGTTGAGGAACATCCGGGAGTTGCAGGACTGAAGTCGTCCCTGACCAACGCGCGGGAGGACCGGCGTTTGGCGAAGGAAGAGGCGGCCAAGTTTTCCGGTATTGACCCGGAGAAGTATCGCACCATGCTGACCCACGAGCAGCAGATCGCCGAAGGCAAGCTGATCGCAGAAGGCAAGGTTGAAGAACTTGTGGAACTTCGCACGAAAGCTCTGCGGGAGAGCCTTATCGGCGAGACCACCAAGGAGCGTTCTCAGCGGGAAACGCTCCAGCGCCAGTTGGACAAGCTGGTCATTGACAACGCTGTTCAGACCGCCGCCACGAAGTATGGTGTGAAGAAGACTGCGTTGGACGATGTTCTTAACCGGGCGCGGGCAACTTTCCGGGCGCAGGACGGCCAAGCCGTTGCGTATCAGGGCGACACGCCCGTCTACGGGAAGAACGGAACCGATTTCCTGGGCATCGACGAGTGGATGGCATCCCTGCCCACCAGCGCCTCCCATCTGTTTGAAGAGTCCAAAGGATCCAGTGCGCCGGGTGGCACGCCCAAGCCTGCCGTCGGAGGCCCTGGAACTGTGTCCCGGAACGACCCCATGGCGTTTCTGGCGAATCTTGATGCTATCGCAAAGGGCAAGATTAAAGTCGTGCCCTGAATATTTGCCCTTGCGTGCGTTAGGGTACACGCCTACACTGATAGGGTTGAGCTTCCGGTGGTCGCTCTCTCGTAAAGTGTGGCGGTGCCACGAGCACGAGGCAGTCAACCATAACCCCTCATCCCACCAGGAGAAGCCAACATGGCCGTGTCCAATACCATCACTGCGATCATCCCCACGATCTTCGCACAGGGCTTGAATGCTCTGCGAAATCGTTGCGTGATGCCCGCCCTCATCAACAACAGCTACTCCACCAACGCGATGGAAAAGGGACAGGTTATCTCCATTCCCATTCCGTCGGACATCACGACCAATGCCGTTGTTCCTGGGCCTTACGCCCCGGATACTGGCAACGTCGCTCCTACCGTTGCTCAGATCACCCTGGACAACTGGCAGGAAGCCGCGTTCACGCTGAACGAGCAGGAAATTGGGCAGGCCGCGAATGGCTACCCCAGTCGTCAGGTCACCGCCGCTGTGGCCGCCCTCGCTGACTATGTCAACGGCACCATCTTTGCCAAGTACACCAAACTCAACAACTATGTCGGGTCGGCGGGCACCACGCCCTTCGCCACGACCGTTGATGCTGCGGTGGATGCCAAGGAAAAGCTCACTCAGTGGAAAGCCCCTCTCGGCGACCGCCGCTTGGTGCTAGATACCTATGCGATGGGCAACGCCCTGAAGCTGGGCGCTTTCAGCTACATGCTGAACAGCAACGATCCTGGCGTCATGAAGGAAGGCGACATCGGCCGCAAGTACGGCTTCAACTGGTTTGAGGACCAGCAGGTTCCTCGCCACGTCTCTGGCACCATCACCACTGGCTTGATCGCAAAGGCCGCGACTGGCGTCGCAGCTGGCCTCAAGACTTTCGTGGGCACCACGGCTGCCACCACGGGCGCGTGCAACCTGAAGGTCGGCGATATCATCATCATAGCTGGGCACAACCGCACCTACGCTCTGACCGCCACCTCTGTTCAGGCCTCGGCTTCCAGTGACGTCACCCTCACCTTCAATGCCCCGCTTGAGTTCGCTCTGGTCGGAAGCGAGGCTGTGACTGTGCTGGCCGCCCACCGTGTGAACATGGCGTTCCACGCTGACTGCTTCGGGTTCGCCAGCCGCACGCTGGCCCCCATCGCTGGCGCCGAGCCCAACCCCTACACCATGGAGCTCGCGGATCCGACCTCTGGTCTTACTCTGCGCCTACAGGTTCGGGAAGAGTTCCACCGCATCCGCTGGGCGTTCGATCTGCTCTGGGGCGTGGATGTTGTTCGTCCTGACCTCGGCCTGCGAATGGCTGGCGCGTAGGACTATCACTGATCACTGGGCCGGAGGACACGACGCCCTCCGGCCCTTTTACAAAGGAGCTGAGCATGTCCGATCAAGGCCCCAAGGAAACCATCAAGGTCGCTAGCAGCGATTTCGAAGGGGGCTTCACTTTCATTAACGCCGAAGATTTCGATCACTCCATTCACACGGAATTTGGCACGGTGCTGCCGGAAGCTCCTGTGAAGAAGCGCATCAAGGTTGGCGAGTGACCCATGGCCCTTGTGCTGAAGGCTGATGTTGGCGCGTCCGACGCAAACGCCTACTGCACAGAGGCGGAGGCCACGGCGTATCATTC